GCCCTTGATGGACATGTTGACCATGTCACCGAAGAAGATTTGGCTCGAAGAAATCGAGTCGCGAAACTATTAGAAGATTGGGGTTTAATTGATATTCGTGTCGATATTGAAGTTGAAGATGGCCCTGACCGAGTTAAGGTTTTCGTATTGAAACATTCCGATAAGCCTGATTGGACGTTAGTCTCCAAATATACAATAGGAGATTCTAAAAATGGTTGAGAATCTTCCAGTAATCGGAGTCCACGGTAAAAAGCGTCATGGAAAAGATACAATCGGAGCATTCGTTTCCGCATTCTCTTCCAATAAGAAACAATATGCTTTTGCTGGTCCTGTTAAAGAGGCCACATCAGCAATATTTGGATTACCTCTATCAGCAATGTATGAAGGCGACAGAGAAAAGCAAGACCCGTTCTGGGAATTATCTCCTAGAGTGATGATGCAGATGGTTGGGACTGATTGTTCGCGAAATGTTATTCGTAATGATATTTGGCTTAAGCGAGCTGAACAGGAACTGGAGAAAGAAACTCTTCATACAGAATTGGATGACATGTCAGCATTTGTTGTAACTGATGTCCGATTTGATAATGAGGCCGCTTGGGTTAGAGACCGTGGCGAAGTTTGGCACGTCATTAGACCACGATTGCTCACTCCAGATAATGTAGATGCCCATGCTTCTGAGGCTGGCATTCTCGAAGGACCCAATGATGTCATTTTCATTAATGATGGTTCAATAACCGAGTTGCTTGGTTTGGTCAGGCATCATTTGGAAAACTGCCATGGTTGGAATATTTCAAGTGTAGAATTTGATGAATATTGCAAAATGGTTGACAAATAGCATTCCATATTCTAGAATGCAGAATACCGGAGAATTATTATGACAAAATTTGATGAAGGTTTAGTTTTAGTAGAGATGGAGTTTGGTTCTCATCTCTACGGCCTAAACACCGAAAAATCTGATAGAGACTATATTGGCGTTTTTATGCCAACACTCGACGATATCCTATTGGGCCGCGGTGAATCGATTTTACAATTGGGCAATGACTCCAAGGTAAAGAATACCAAAGATGATATTGATAGAACGATGTATTCATTCCCTGCATTCATTAAGGGATTGGTTCAAGGAAACACGAATGTCCTTGATATGATACATGCTCCTGAAAGCTCAATAATCGTAACGTCAACTTTTTGGACGGCCATTATTGCATATAGAGATTTAGCTTATACTAAAAGCATGAATTCATTAGTTGGGTATTGCCGTACACAGGCGTCTAAATATGGCCGTAAAGGTGACAGATTAGCTGCTGCTGAAAATGCATTGGCCATTGTTAATGGATACCCAGATGAAACGATTCTTGGTTCTATTTTTGATAAGCTTCCTGTAGAATCTGAGCATGCTAATATCATTACGACAAATCATCCATCAACTGGAGAACAGCATTTCTACGAAATCTGTAATCGTAAATTCCAAGATACTGTCAATGTTGCCTATACCAAAGAACGATTGCTGAAAATGATCAACTCATATGGTCACCGGGCACAGTTAGCAAAAGACAATGATGGAATGGATTGGAAGGCGATTTCTCATGCGTTCAGGGCTGGATATCAGGCCAGGGCTATATTTAAAGAAGGCGGATTCGAATATCCACTAAAAGAAACTCCATTCATTATGCAAGTGAAGAATGGAGAGTTGGATTTCGAAAGTGAAGTTGCTCCAAAATTGGATGACCTTGTATCTGAAGTAGAGTTATTATCCGAACATTCGACTTATCCAACAGCCGTTGATGAAGTCTTTTGGGACAATTTTATGCTTGATGTTTATCATGGTATGTTAGTTGATACGTTTGGCAAATCAGAATGAAAATTTCTATAGTTGTAGGCGCATCTGAAAACAATGCTATAGGCAGAGATAATTCTCTGCCTTGGCATCATAAAGGTGATTTGGAGAATTTTAAAAATATCACTTCAGGAAAAACTCTCATTATGGGTAGGAAGTGTTTTGAAAGTATTGGGTTTGTTCTTCCGAATAGACGGTCAATAGTTCTATCTAGGAATTCATCTCTTGATATTTCTGGGGCCGAAACTGCAGACACTATTCCAAAGGCGTTGAATCTTGTTCATAATGTCGAAGAAGTTATGGTTATTGGCGGTGCTGAAATTTATGAAAGATTTCTCCCACTCGCATCTGAGATTCATTTCACAAGAATCCATGCTTACATCGATGACGCCGATGCTTATTTCCCTCAGTTGGATTATTCTATCTGGGAATGCAAAGAAATAAAAGCATTAGATTCTCTTGCTACATATTATCATCTCATCAGAAAATGAATTGTTGTTGACATTTTGAATTTTATTATTAGGATAGGCGAATGACTAAATTTTACACGAACATCGATAGAAGAGGCAATAAGCTCTTAGTTAGAGAATGGGACGGCAACAATCACAAGAAGTATAAAATTCCATTCTCTCCAACATTATTCATACCAACAAATTCAGACGGTGATTTTACCTCATTTGAGGGTGATGTAAAATTAGAGCCAAAAGAATTTGAGTCTATGTCTGAAGCTAAATCATTCATTGACATGTATAAAGACGAGTCCTTTTCAATATATGGAACAAAGAACTGGATATCCCAATATTGTACTGAAGCTTATCCTGGTCATATTGAATTTGAACAATCGCATATCAGATGTTTCAATATCGATATCGAAACTATCGATGAAACCGGCAAGTTCAGAGGATTTCCTTCTGCTGATATAGCACCAGTTCCAGTTGTATCGATTACCATATTCGATTCAATTACTAAACGATTCTATGTTTGGGGTCTAAACAAATTCAATAACGCTGATGACAGAGTAAATTATCATCAGTGTCGCGATGAGATGTCCTTATTGGCCAACTTCCTTGAATTTTGGGAATCTAATTGCCCTAATGCAGTCACTGGTTGGAATATCACTGGATTCGATATCCCATACCTCGTTAATAGAATCACCAATTTGTTTGGAGAAAAGGCTGCCAAGCGACTATCTCCATGGGGAATCATTGATGCTCGGACAATAAAAGGCCAGTTCGGCCGAGAGACTCATACGTTTGATATTTCTGGCGTATCCAATCTCGACTACATCGAAATGTACAAGAAGTTCCGTCTACAGCCAAGAGAAAGCTACAAGTTGGATTTTATTGCTTATGTTGAATTGGGCGATAAGAAACTTGATTATTCCGAAGTTGGTTCACTTCAAAAATTATACGTAACTGATTTCCAGAAATTCATTGAATACAATATCAAGGATGTCGAACTCATCGAGCGATTAGATGAGAAGCTGTCATATTTGAATTTGATTTATTCTCTGAGCTATTATTCACATCAACCGTACAACGACACGTTCTCGCCAGTTAAAACTTGGGAAGCATTGATTTATAATTATGCCATCGAAAATAGGATGATGTACAAAATCAAATCTCCTGGTGAAAGAGAAAATTTCATTGGAGCTTATGTTTACGAGCCAGTTCTTGGAATGAAAAGGTGGGTAGTTTCAATAGATGCCGCTTCACTTTATCCTTCAATTATTCGTCAGCACAATATTTCTAATGAAATGCTACTCGAAACTATACCAGAAGACCTCCAGGCAATCCGAGCGCAATTAAAATCTATACCCTTTGACGATGCGATAGAGTTGTTAATCAGAAAAGAGATAAATTTGGATGCTCTCAAAGACCATGGAGTAACCGTAACTCCGAACGGCCAATTCTTTAAGATAGCCAAACAATCCGTCGGTTCTGTTATGATGGAAAATCTCTATAAGGAACGTAAAGCCTTAAAGGGTAGAATGCTTGAGTGTGAGTCCGAATATCAGACCAACCCATCTCCAGAATTATCAAGACAGATTGCAACATTAGATTCTGGTCAGCACGCTCGCAAAATTTTACTTAACTCGAACTTTGGTGCTTCAGGAAATCCATATTACGCATTCTATGATGTGAGAATTGCTGAGGCTATTACTACATCAGGTCAGTTAATCAATAAGTGGTTAAACAATCGATTGAACACATTCTTCAATAAGATGTGTAAGACTAAGGATGTAAACTTCACGATCGGGGGCGACACTGACTCGCTCTATTTGGATATGGAACGAATAGTAGAACTTCATCCTAAATATTCAACAATGAGTCAAGAAGATATCGTTAATTTCTTGGATGATTTCTCTAAGAAGATTATGCAACCGGTTATCGATAAAGCATTTGATGAATTCTTAGATTACACTAATGCTCGTGAATTGATGATATTCTGGGATAGAGAAGCAATCGCTTCCGCTGGATTCTGGACAGCCAAGAAGCGTTATGCTCTTATGGTTCATGATAATGAAGGAATTAGATACTCAGAGCCTAAGATTAAAGTTATGGGAATTGAAATTGTTAAGAGCAGCACACCAGAATTCTGCCGAGAACGATTAAAGCATGCTGTGAAACTAATGCTAACTTCTGATAATGATACTGTACTGTCATATATTGATTCCGTGAAAAAAGAATTCAAAACACAATCCCCTGAAACTATCGGTCAGCCTGGTGGTATCGGTGGTATGGTCGCCTATGCCGGAGTTGGCAGAGAATTGGCTAAGAAAGGCGCTCAGGCTCATGTTCGTGGCGCTTTGATGTACAATAGAATGCTTGAAGAGAAAGGATTGCATGAACGCTCTACTATTTTTGATGGCGATAAGATTAAGAAATTATTCTTGAAGACTCCAAATATTATTCACCAGAACGTTATTGCATTCCCAGTTCATGAAGATTTGCCTCCAGAATTTGGTCTTCATGAATATGTCGATTATGATGTTATGTTTGAAAAGACTTTTCTCCATCCATTGGGAGCGATGCTTGATTCAGTTGGTTGGAAATCGGAAAACATCGCAACACTAGAAGATTTCTTCAGTTAAGTGTTGACATTTTAGAAACTCGTGATAGGATTATCAAATGAGAAAATTAGTACTTTCCAGTTTAGCAGAGAGTTCTTCTATGAAGGATTTTCGCCTAAGATATGAACTACATTGCATTAATGGCCCTGAATTAAAGATTCCGGATTTCATTCGTTTAGATTGGGCAAAGAATGGAGTGCAACAGACGTTCTTTATTATCGATACATTGAATGATAATCAGCCGATCTATGATTGGAACGAAGATTACTTTGAATTCACCGCTAATTTTGGTCAATCTCCATGCAGAGTTGGTATTCCTGGCAAATACATCATGGCAGTAATTGATGACTTTACACAAGAAACCATAGCATTTGGAACTAGAGCTCAGCCAGACATGCAGGAACAACCAACTGAAGTAGTTGCGCAGCCAGTAGAGGTTGAACAAGAGAAGCCAAAATTATCTCTTGTTTCAAGTAATCCGGATATTGTTCCTGAAAAGAGTAAAGCGCAACTGAGTATAGTTAAACCAGAAGATAAATAAAACACATATCAAGTTTGGGAGTCAAACATGAGTTCAAATAGAAAATATAAACTTGCCATCTATATCGGCCGCTTTCAACCATTCCACAATGGTCACATTCACGTCATTTCAGACGGTCTTAAAATAGCAGACAAAGTTCTGGTTATGCTGGGTTCGTCAAACACCCCGTACACAGTCAAAAATCCTTTCAATTCAACTGAACGAACTATACAGATACAGGATGCATTTGAAGCCAATGAGGAAAATCTACGGCTAATTATTGAGCCGATTAATGATTATACTTATGATGAGAACCGCTGGATTCTCCAAATTCAGGATATTGTTGGGAAGCAGGGCGTGTCAGATTCTGACATTGTTCTTCTTGGGTATCAGCGAGACGACTCTTCATATTACCTTCACAATTTTCCACGTTGGCAGACATATTTCTCTGATGAACATCATCACTATAATGAGCCAATCAACGGAACCAAAATCCGAGATGAATTCTTCGAAAGTCCTGGAAAATTCTTCAGAAGTCACTTTGTTGATATGCTACCAAATTCTACAATTACCGCAATGAAATATTTTGCTGAATCTGAAGCATTTGAGCATCTTAAACAAGAGTGGAATTTCCTTAAGGATTATAAAGAATCTTGGAAATGTGCTCCATATCCTCCAATATTCGTAACTTCAGATGCCTGTGTTATCCAATCTGGACACGTACTTCTTATCCAGAGAAAAGATTCTCCTGGGCGAGGATTATGGGCTATGCCTGGTGGATTTGTCGACCAGACTGAAGAAATATTCACTGGTTGTTTACGAGAACTTAGGGAAGAAACTGGTTTAAAAGTTCCTGAAAAGGTCCTTCGTGGTTCATTAACTTATCAGAAAGTTTTTGATAATCCTCGCCGGTCATCAAGAGGCAGAACGGTAACTCATGCCTTCTTGTTTGAATTGAAAGATGGAGAAAGCCTTCCGCGAGTTAGAGCTGGTGATGATGCTGCTACAGCAAGATGGTTTTCGTTTTCAGAAATAGAAACATCGGCGAAATATATGTTCGAGGACCACTGGGGAATGCTGACACATTTGATCGCGAGGTCAAAATGAAAAACCGAATTCTAGAAGTCCTGGCTAGAGTTGATACGTATTTACACAAAGGGCAAACTGACTTCATGCTGACAGATTTGCAGGAAGAAGTCGAAGAAATAATAAAAACTGTTGAGGAGTTCGACAATGAATAAAAATATCATCTTAAATTCTGACTCATACAAGGCCGGTCATTACCGTCAATACCCACCTGGCACAGAATATGTCTATTCATATATTGAAGCTAGAAGTGGAATACATCCATCGGTTGTTGCATTTGGATTGCAAGCATTTTTGAAAGAATATCTTACAAATCCATTCACGATGGATGATATCGATGAGGCTGAAGCTATCTTTTCTGCCCACGGAGTTCCATTTAATCGCGCTGGTTGGGAATATATTTTGACTGAGCACAAAGGATTTTTGCCGCTTGAAATAAAAATGGTTCCCGAAGGAACAAAAGTAGGCATTCGTAATGTTATGGCCACTATGGTCAACACTGATTCAAATGTTCCTTGGCTAACTAATTATATGGAAACTGCGGTCCTACGAGCAATTTGGTACCCAACTACTGTAGCTACAAATTCATATTATGTTAAGCAATCTTTAATCGACTTTTGGAAGAAATCTTCAATGTCTCCAATTGAATCTTTGGATTTTAAACTTCATGATTTTGGTGCTCGTGGAGTATCTTCAAATGAATCCGCTGGAATTGGTGGTATGGCTCATTTGATCAACTTCATGGGAACAGATACGATTGAAGCTTTACGCTATGCATCTGAATATTATGGTGCTGATATGGCCGGATTCAGTATTCCAGCTGCGGAACATAGTACAATCACCTCATGGGGAGAAGACCGCGAGACTGATGCGTATCGAAATATGATTAACTCTTTCGATTCTCCGATTGTTGCTATTGTATCTGATTCGTATGATTTGATGAATGCTGTCAGTAACATTTATGGTGGTACATTAAAAATGGAAATCATGAATAGTGGAAAGACTATTGTTGTCCGACCAGATTCGGGTAATCCTGCTGAGATTGTCGTTGAAACTATCAATGGTCTTATTCAGAAATTTGGATATACTCGAAATGCTAAAGGATATAAAGTTCTTCCTGATTGTATTAGAGTGATTCAAGGCGATGGTATTACTCCTGAATCTTTGAAGCTAATTATCACTGCCATGGATAATGCGGCCCTATCAATTGATAATATTGCTTTTGGGATGGGTGGTGGATTACTTCAGATGTGTAACCGCGACACTTACGGGTTTGCTCAAAAAGCTAGCGCAATTCAAATCGACGGTGTATGGAATGATGTCTATAAAAATCCAAAAACTGACCCTGCTAAAGCGTCTAAGCGTGGCAGATTCTTGGATGAATCCTATGGTTTGCAGACAGTTTTCATTGACGGCGCTTTGAAAAATGAAATCACTTTTGATGAAGTTAGAGCAAATTCAAGAAAATAGTTGTTGACATTTTGTGATTCTTTGATAGTATACTCTCTATTGATGGAGGATATTATGAGAAATGAATTACTTATTGCAGCCCAGAAAAAGGAAGAACCGAGTTGGGGAGATTTGAGGATTACTATTCCGGTCCTCCTTCTTGGTTCTTTAACTATCGGATTTGCATTTGCAGGAGCACTGGTTGGAACATAAAACATACACAGGTTACGCTTTTCAAAATGAAGATGGATATTTTCAAGGCCCATTCTTAGAAGAAATTAACCACATTTCTGCCGCCTCTATTCATAAGAATTTAAAAGGCGTCCAGAAAGATAGAATCCATAGGATTGTAGAAGTTGAATATGAGTGGGTCAATGGGACTTGTTCATTTATTAGGGAGATTAAAGATGTCAGAAGGTAATGATAAGAGCGGCTTTGTTTTGCGCGATGTCGATAAGGCAAATAAGTTTGATGGTAATAAAGCTATTCAATCGATTTCAAAATTGTCTTCATCTGAAAAGATAAACTATGGCACATACGCCGGGTTTGCTATTCTTGGTTTACTTGGAGCATTTGGTGCTGGATGGGCTGAGAATTTATTCACAGTTTTTTCCTTACTGACTCTATCATTTATGTGCGCCGTTAATGATGGTAACTTCATCTTAGAAGATTTTATTGATGGTGATAAGATTATCAAGTCGTATCAGCAACACGAACATTTACCAGTTTGGCAAGACCGAATTGGTTATGGAATTTTGTTCTCTATTTCGATAGGAGCAGGATGGTTTTTTATTGCGATAGTTATTTTTGCTACTGCAGTATTTGATGAGCAAATAAGAAATACGGCCGAGCGCCGAAATAATATAATGGAGTAATTGAAATTGCATTATGGGGTAGTGATAAACCTAAGAAGCAGAAAGTTTCTGATGTAACGTTAGATGGAGTTCTTAGTCAGTTTGACCGAGCTTTAAAGGGCTTAGATGAATTGGTTGAACAAGAAACCAATAAAGTGGTTTCTTGTGATGAGCAAATCGTTAAACTTGAAAATGATCGAGATGCTACTACTGTAGTTAGAAACAAAGCAACTCGCATTGGAAGCAATTTCCGTTCATTACTTGATGTTGAAGATGGTGAAGTTTTGGATGATGGCCAGGCAGCCGGCAACTCAATCTAAAAATAATTTTCGGAAAACGTGAACTTGGTGTATAAATAGAATATATGCTTTAACGAGCAGTTCAATTTATGGTCCTCTTCGGAGGACCGCCAATTTCTAAAAGGAGATGTTATGTTTAAGTCGTTTTTCGCCGCTATGTTCGTCACATTGACGCTTGAACTAGCCAATCTCCATAATTCGATTAAACCGAGCATTCTAGTTCGCCCCGAATGGTATCAACCTGAAGCGAATGATTTGGATAAGCACACAGTTTAACGGAAGTTCTTAATTTAACTTCCTAATTCATAAAGGAGGTTAAATAAAACCAAACACAAACACAATTTAACAACACGTTCAAAATAGTTGTTGACATTTCCATCTTTGCTGATAGAATCATCAATAACGAATATTTGGGGCTATAGTATAACG